ACCACATGTCAAATGGGACAAGACCTTTGTCCACATTGACAATCTTTACATAATTTTTAATGAAATAAACAGGGTCTTGGGAACACAACAAAATTTCTTTTGCTTGTTCTTCGGTAAACGAAATTTCAATGCCGACTTTTTTTAATCGGTCATTACCAAGATACCCGTCAGACATTTACTTTGTGATGCTACGAAGCATCCATCCGTGTTTTTTGTGAGCATCAATACGACCTGCAATAAAGTCTGCAAGTCCTTGTTGGTCTAATTCGTCTGCAAGTTTAAATGCAATATCAAGAGTTGCAAGAACTTTTTCATTGTCCATCGCTAAACGGCGAACCATTTCAATGCCACCTGGAATAGAAGTTTCATCTTCAATGGTAGTTAGTTCTAAAAACCTTGTGAAAGAACCTGGTGCATAGGCATTTAATGAACGAATTTCTTCCGCAATTGGGTCAACTGCACCGTGCAATTCTTCATACAAGTTGCCAAAAAAATCGTGATATTGTGGGAAGTTTGCACCTTCCACATTCCAATGATAGTTGTGTGATTTAAGGTACATAGCAAAAGTATCTGCCAAATTTATTAGTTTTCAAAAGTTTCATTAATTCGGCAGTAGACCCAACAAATACTGCTTTGTCCACATTGACATTCTTAACTGAAGATGCTTCTTGTGGTGAAAGGTCTTTTCTTCTTTTTTGTATTTCAAGTAAATCTTTATTCAAATCTGCAAGATTTTTAATTAAACCGGCAGCAACTTCGTATGCTCTAGGATGTTCAGATGCCTTAGCAACATTTAATAAATCATCCATCGCCTGATTGCCCTTTTCAATAAGACTACGAATATTGCATCTCGCAAATGCGGCATCGTCATCAACAACAGTAGGAGACAATGGTTGAATTTCTTTTGATTCGGATTCTTTTTCAGTTACTTCAAACTGAATAGGTTCAACATCTAAAACTTCAGATAATTTTTCATTTAGTTTTTTCATGGTATATTAGGAAACTCAGTTATTGTTTCTGCAAATCCAAATTCATCATCCGGGTCTGTATCTTGAGGAACTGCGGTTGTAACAATCTGCACAAGTTTAATTGGCGATTTTTGTGTGGCAGTAATCGTATATTTAGCACGACTGTAATCACCACGAATGACATTGTTTGCTTCAAGCAATCTAGTTAAATCACCAACAATTAATGTGCCTGTATGTTATTACCATTGGCATAATCAACAGTAACTTGTTGAGTTATTCTATCGTTTGGTTCATTGTAGATATTTGTAAATGCACGACCATATGAAATGCCGCCATTTGCAGAAGTGTTTGCATAAGCGTCACCAATAAGTCCAATGTCGCCTTTGACAGGTGGCCATAAAAATGCTTTTACTGTGAACTCTAAATCCCAAAGAATCAATCTTGTTGTAGAAAAATCACCTTCATAATCTGTGGTTGTATTAACAGAATTTAATATAACAGGCATGTCATATTTCTTACCAATCTCATTAACAAAATTAACTGAAACAGTAAAGTCTGGTGAGAAAAAAGGAAGAATCTGTTCTACAATTTGTGTACCATCTTCTGTGTTTCTTACATAGATTGACATTGAAAAATTAAAATCATAAGGAACAGGAACATATTGTGATTTGACACCTGTTGCAGTCTGATTAAAATTTTGTAGTGTTGATATTTGTTTTCTTCCAGAATCGTAAGAAATGCCTGTCATTTCAAAAGAAATTCTAGGAACAACAGTATTGATAGACCTTGTAAATGTAGGGTCTTGTGTAATTCTTGTTATGTATTTTTCTTTTGAACCATAAGATAGTGGCACTTTAAATTTTTCATATGAAGTTGCACCTGACTTATTGTACCTTTGTAGGTAAATATCATTGAAAAGTGTACCAAACGCAACAACAACTTTGCGTATAGTTCGATTATAAAAATGTGCATTACCTAGCATTATGCTTCACCAAATGGGTTAACTTCTGTAAAGTCGATAATTGAATCGGATTCAGATTCAATTCGTGTATTGTCGATAATATTTTCAAATGCATTATTATCAAATGCATTGTCATTAATTGTTCCTGATGTTGTGTAGTAGGCGCCAGATGTTGCACCAATTGTATTTGATGCATTGGCAAAAGTTCCTATTACACGATAAACATCCAATGTTCTTGCAGATGCACCCTTTGTCCAAGTATGAACAGTAGCTTGTGCGGTTGCATTTGCAAGAGTTCTGTCTGGTGATTGAAACACAATTTCATCAGGTTCATATGTTCCCAAACCAGTAGAAAGAGACATAGTTAATTGGCTTCTTGTATAGTAATCACGGATGTTGTCATCAATTTCGTCAGTACCTGTATGAATTCTCTCATTTGAAAAAACAAGTTCTTTCATCTTTAATGCATAAACATAAACATTGCCGCCTCGACCACGACCTAATGTATAAAACATTGCTTGGTCATTTTCATGTTCAACAAACATAATTTCCATGAAACTACGAGTGAGTGGAATAAAAACTAAATCACCTTCTCTAGGTCTTGGTAAATTAGATGAACCAGTTGAGTATTTAAATCTACGGCGAGAAACTAACATAGTAATTTCATCTCGCACTTCAAGACCAAATTTAGAGGCAAAGTCTCCTTCACCATCAAAACCTGTTACATTCTCCATATACATTTCAATTGGATATGCAGTTAGGTATTCTTTAACAGTATCTTCACCATACAAATAATCAATTTCATTTCCACTTTTTACTGTTCTTGGTAGATAATAAACATCCATGCCATGAATTTGCATTGCTTCAATAACCAAATCCTCAACGAGCAATTGCTCTGAGGTAATTTGTTCAGCAGGAAAATTATTGAAGTAAAAGTTGGTAGACATTCATCATTATCCAGTAAAGATTTCGCTTGGCAGACTGTTGAAATTAAACATATCTTCTTCAATCTCTTTTATTTCCGCTTCTGCTTCATCATAGATTTCTTTACCATTTAATGTAACGCCACCAGGCATTGCAATGCCACTAAACTTTTTAAGGTTATTACCCCATTGTCTCTTAATTAAAGCAGTTGCATACTTTTTTAAGAAACGGTCATTCCAAACATCTGAAATTCCAGACAAAGTTGCAGTTACATTATTCACATTCGCACTTATTGGTCCAACTAATGTAATTTGAGATGGTGAATTAATGTTGCGAATTTGTTTTGATTCACTACCAATTGTAATGAAATCATTTTCTAAAACTTCTTGGTCAAAAATTGTACCATAACCAGTAAGCGTATTTGAAGATATGTTAGCCGTTACTGTTCCCGTTAAAGTAATTGTGTCTGGAACAAGTTTGCGGTAACATTCAATAATAACATATTCACCTTCTAATAAATCTCTATCCCAATCAATGTCAAGGAACAATCTATTCAGGTGACGATTGAAACGAAATTGCGGTGTACCAGAAAATAATAATTGTAATGAACGAATGTGTTGCATTGTAATTTCATATGAAACATAAGATACCGATGTGAAATCATAAAGGTCGTGTAACCTTAATTGATATCTTAGGTCGAACATGTTGATTGATGAATTAGAATCATCAAATGGCAAAACACCAGTTACAAATGTAACAGCATCAGGTGCATAAATCCAACGGCGAGAAATATCTTCTGCCGTAATTTTATGTTTCATATAAATCTTTTCGGTGCCATCATAATGATAGTCTGCCCAAAATGCCAACGCTTCATCGATTCTGTCCTCAACTTGGTCGTCATCCACATTAATTTGAATGACTGGAAAACCTAATTTTCTTAGACAGTAATCTTTAAATTTTGCTCTGGTTGTAATTGTTGCCATTTTTTATCCTAGTGCAATTGAAAGTGCTAACACATCAGCAATTGATGCCGCAGTAAACGATTCAGTTGTTATAGCGCTAATTCTTCCATTTGCAGCAACTGTTATTGATGGTATTGCAGATGAATTTCCATAAATTCCTGGTGTAACAGAAATGTTTGTGGTATCTGTATTTGCTTTATCAAAAGCGGCTTGTGTAAATGCGGTATTAGCGTAAGAAGAACCTTGTAGTCCATCTAATAAATCTGCATCAAGACCAGAGCCAGTGCCATCAACTGCAATTATGCCGTTAATTAATTGTGTATTTGAAACCGCACCTGTGACACCTGCAACAGAAGTTACAGGGAAAGAAATTGCAGTATTAGTTACACTTGAAACTCTACCATACGCATCTGTGGTGATAACCGGTACATGTGTTGCATTGGCATATGTTGCTGCAGTACCTGTATTTGCAATTGAGGTTAAAGATGTTCCGTTAAAGAATACTAAGTTACCTGTGTTGAATGAAGTGGCATTTGTACCACCATCAGAAATGGCGATAGCCTGTGTCAAACCACTTACACGACCACCAATAATATTTGTCTGAAGATTAGCTGTTGCAAATGATGATTGAGCAGTATTAACAGTTACGGCCGCAGCATTATCTAAACCCGCATCAATTAAATTTGTAAAGAGAATAAATCTTTTATCTGAAGTGGATGCATCTCTAAACAAACCAGCGTGTCTTAACGAAGCACCGGCATCATCACTAAAATGTCCATAGAAACCAATATCGATTGCATCAGAAGTTTCATTATTTGCAGCTAATTGAATTAATGGGTCATTAACAATTAAACTAGCCACATTTGTAACTACTGTATTACCTATAACATTTAAATTACCAGTAATTGAAAGATTGCCAGTAATTGTCTGATTACCAGTTGTTCGAATGACAGTATTATCAACATCAAATCTAACATTGTCTGTTGGTCCAATTGATGATGTAATGCCGTCACCACCAACAAATGTAAGTGTGTCAGTCGCTAATGGAACAGTATTTGATCCAGTATCAGCTGCAATATTAAGAGTAGTTGAAATTGAAACATTGCCAGCTGATGTTAAACGACCTTGTGCATCAACGGCAAATGTAGGAATTTGTGTGGCACCACCATAAGTGCCTGTTGTTACGCCTGTTGGATTTAAATTGATTGTAATTGTATCGGTTGTTGCATTAGCAAAAATACCAATACCATTTGCAGGTGTGAGAGTTAGAGTATCATTGTTTGCATCGGCAACCGCAGAGACACCATTTGCTGAAACTGTTGTAAATGCTAATTGAGCAGTTTGGTTGGCTTTATCAAATGCAGCTTGTGCTAAAACATTGGCAGCATTGGCTTTAACAAAGGCCGCATCCGTTTTAATGTTAACAGTATTTGAAAACGCAAATGCAGAATCAACTTTGATATTTACTGTATTAGCAAAAGCATATGCAGCTTCTGCGGTAATATTTGCGGTATTGGCTTTATTAAACGCTAAGTTTGCAAACGCAATTACTTCAACACCACCATCAT